GGATGCCGCGACCAATCTGCTGAATATGAACGCCTAGCGATTTTGTCGGGCGCAGCAGGATAACGGTATCAATTCCCTGCGCTCGGCCGCGTGCTGCGCGCAGCAGGCCCAGCCGTCTTTATTCCCGGTCAGGCTCCAAGGTTTCATCCCGCACAGATCACACACCGGAAGCCGATACAGCCTCCGCTTCGTCGCGACATCCGTGATATACGGCAGGCCCAGCCCGTCATCCATCAGCAGCGTGGCGTAATTATATGTCGTGGCTTCCATGGAATTCTCCCGAGGCAACGGAAGTACCCATGATAGTCACGCACGGCACGGCATGGCAAGATAAATGTTGCGCGCCTGCAACCCCAATGCTAGATTCTTTTTATGAAGCTCGACACATGGATGACTAAGAACGGGATTTCAGACGCTGTGCTGGCGCGCGCGGTCGGAGTCCATCGCAGCACGATCGGCCGCATCAGGCGGCGCAAGCAGATGCCAACCATACCTATTGCGGATCGCATCCAGAAGTATACCAGCGGTAGGGTTGATGCGATTAGGGATCTGGGCTGCTTCTGATGCAATTAAGACCGTACCAGGAAAAAGCCGTTGCCGATATTCGGGACGCATTCACGCGGTCGCGGCGTGTGCTGTTCGTCGGCCCATGCGGCATGGGCAAGACAAATCTGTTCAGCTATATCGCGCGCGGAGTCGCGGCGAAACAGAAACGAGTGACGATCATCTGTCATCGGGACTTTCTGCATCGGCAAATATGCACGGCATTGGAAGGGTGGGGCGTTCCGCATGGGCGGCTGAAAGGCGGCAGCAAATTCACGACGCGCGCCAATGTGACGGTCGCCAGCGTGTTCACTCTGGTTAACCGACTGAAGCATTACCCGGCGCCGGATTTGGTGATCAGCGACGAAGCGCATCACTGCGCATTGGGGAATTCGTGGAATAAGGTTATGAAAGCATTCCCAAATGCTAGGATTTTGGGCGTCACAGCTAGCCCTGTACGCGGGGATCGTCAAGGAATGGCCGACTCGTTCGACGAAATGGTGATTGGCCCGCAGGTAATCGATTTGGTGATGCAGGGGTATTTGAGCGCAGCCGAGGTGTATGCGCCGCCAATGATTGCGAATCTAAAAGGTGTCTCTGTGCGCGGTGGTGACTATGCCGCGAACGAACTCGCCGAAGAAATGGATAAGCCATCAATCACGGGCGATGCCGTGGCTCACTATCAACGCATTGCGCCGGGATCCCAAGCAATTGCCTTTTGTTGCTCGATCAAGCATGCCGAGGACGTCGCAGCGGCGTTCAATGCGGCGGGATATGCGGCGGCTGCCGTGCATGGCAAGATGGATCAGTTCGATATCGATCAGGTGTTTCTGCGCTACAGCCGCAAGGAAATAAAGATTGTCACGGCTTGCCAGCTTATTGATGAGGGCTACGATTGCCCGGGAATTGATACCGTTATCCTGCTGCGCCCGACAAAATCGCTAGGCGTTCATATTCAGCAGATTGGTCGCGGCATCCGTCCCGCGCCGGGCAAGCAAAAAACAATCGTTCTGGATCACGCCGGCAATACGTCCCGGCACGGATTCATCGACGAAATCCGCGACTGGAAACTGACCGGCACTGTCGAAAAACAATCGCGCGCCGAGGCAGCCCCGGCCGTCCGCAGCTGCCCCTTCTGTTTCGCGTGCTTCCGGCCCGCGCCTGTCTGCCCGGTCTGTGGCGCGGCCCAGCCGGTACAGTCCCGCCAGGTCCAGCATGTCGACGGCGAGCTGGAACGCGTGACGGCCGCCGATGAGATATTCGCAGCAGCCGAAACGGAAAACCGTGATCGGCAGTTTGAAATTCTGACGCGGATAGCCAAGGACCGGGGCATGCGTGCGCCGGAGCAATGGGCGTATCACGTGATGGCTGCGCAGACAGCGGCCGATCGACGGAAGCGCGAGGAGTACACGCCGGGTTATCGGACGGTGAACGGATTGCCGGAAAGCGATGACGCGGAATTGAAGGCGCGGGTTGAGCGCGCGATGGCGAAGGAGGGGTGGTGATGACGAAGGATGGTGGTTTGGCGTTTCCTGTAACGCATACGATCGACGGCAACTGGGTGCGTGATCCGCGTCCAGAATATTCCGGCATGACCTTGCGCGATTATTTCGCTGGGCAGGCACTGATGGGCGCGTGCGCGAATAGTGGCCCGACGTCTAGCAATGTAACGCCGCAGAATGCCGCAACAATATTGGCGGCAGCGGCTTACGTACTAGCCGACGCCATGCTAGCAGAACGGGAGAAGTGTGATGGATAAATGGATGGGGTTCATCGGCGCGTTTGCAGGGGCGTTAGTCGCCACAGTAGCGTGGGAATTCTGGGACATGAACGCGGTGATCATCGGGTGGTTGTCATGACCGCCCGCCCGAAGAAACCGGCACCGGAGAAAACCCGCGAAGCCCCCTTCCTCGCCCAGGCCCGCATGCACATCGGCAGCCGCCGCGACTGCATGGTGCTGCGGATCAATACCGGCGTCCTGGAAGCCCCCGGCAAACCCGGCAGTCGCATCCGCACGGCACCCACCGGCACGCACGACCTGCTGATCTGCCAGCTCCGGCGTCTGCCTGTCCGCGAAACCGTGAACCCGAACTGGTTCAATCCGCACGAACGCACGGTCTGGCACTACTACGGCCAGTTCATATCGCTGGAAACCAAATCCATGACCGGCACGGCGCGTAAGCAGCAGATCGCATTCCAGGATTCGCTGATCGCACGCGGCGGCATCAGCGCGTTTGTGCGGACATTGGATGAGATCGACGCGATACTAGGCCCGCTGCCGGATTGGCTGGACGAATTACCAGACGAGCTATTATTTCCGTCGGAACGTGCGAATGGTGGTTGACAGTCGTGCGTGGTTGCGGTAGATAGGTGTTGTCACAGAGCATACGCCCGACAGTCCGGTAGAGTTTCGGGCCCATGCCCACCGTTACGCCTGATGAGCCAATGGCGAAACACGAAAGTGTCGCGTAGGCCCTTCCTTGGTGGGTTGGTTGAAGGGGCAGGCCGGACATTAAACGAAGCCGCATTGATACGCGGCGAACTGGCCCGGCGTCCCTCCCTGCGTCGGGCCAGTATTTTTCTCAGGGCGCAACCGTTACTCAGAGGGTTCTGATGTCGCATTTTTCGTGCATGCTTATTCTGTCACCTTCACCCGCAATGCCGGATGACGAGACGATTGCCGCAACGCTCGCGCCGTTTCATGAATACGAATGCACCGGGCGTGACGATCAGTACGTCATCGACGTGGACGTGACCGACAAGGTTCAGGCGTATCTGGACGAGGATGACAAACTCGTCAAGCTGCCGGACGGCACCTACAAATCCCGCTGGGATAATTTCTTCTATACCGGCCCGTCGGAACCCGGCGCGATGTTTGCGCGGCCGACGTTTCAATTGCCGGCTGGCGCGGAAATCCTGACGATGAAGCGTCGCGACGGGCTACCGCTGCTTGGCCAGACGGAACAGCAGGCGGTATGCGATTACGGCAACTATGGCTTTCGCGACGGTCGCTATTTCGACCACACCAACCCGAACGCAAAATGGGACTGGTATCAGGTCGGCGGCCGGTTCACCGGAAAGTGGGCCGTCAAGCAAGGCGCGGTTTGCGATGTGGGTGATCCGAGCCTCGTGTCGAAGCGGCGCGCTGGGCCGAACCGTGCCGATATCGTGCGTGTTGGCGACATCGACGTCGGCGCCATGCATGCGACGGCAGACGAAGCAAACGGGCCGGAATGGGACGACGTTACGCGGGTTATCAATGGCCGATCGTTCACATCATGGGCGGACTTCATCAAGCGGGTTGAGGCCAAGGAAATCACTGTTCAGGAGGCGCGTGATCTCTACCATGGGCAGTCGGTCATCGCCGATCTGAACAAGAGTGACCGCTCGTTCTATTTCGAGCCGACCGATTTCCAGTGCAGCCGCGACGAATATCTTGCCCGTGGTCGCCGCGCCGCCATGACGCCGTTCGCTCTTATCCATGACGGGAAATGGTATGAGAGCGGCAGCATGGGATGGTGGGGAATGGTGTCGGACGAAAAGGATAAGTCCGAATGGCAGAATGAAGTCGCCAAGTTGATGGAATCGCTGTCGCCGGACACATGGCTGGTCAATATCGACTGCCATATCTAGGAGCTACGGATGCGAAGGATTTTCAAATACCCGCTCGATATCACCGACGTTCAGTTCGTGAATATGGCGGAGCCGGTCGAAATTCTTTCCGTTCAGACACAAAACGGCCTGCCGTTCGTCTGGGCACTCGTTGACGATGAGAAGCCGCCCGTGCGCGTGCAGTTCGACACTCACGGCACCGGGCATCCTGTCACCGGCTCGGGCAAGTTTCTCGGCACCTATCAGATGAACAAAGGCGCGCTGGTGTTTCACGTGTTTCATTATCACGGAGTCGCGTGATGGACATCCTCTTTCAAGTCATTCTCGACGTTATCGGATGGGTGGTGCGGTCATGAATTATCTGTTCGCGGCAGTTCTCGTCGGCTTTTCGGTTGCCTTTACTGGCCTGATTATTGGCATCCTAGTGACTTGCCAATATTTTTTCGGCAGCGTCATTGGTGGTATTGCCTCGGTCATCTTGGTGCTGCTGATCATGTTCTTTGCCATCGCGTGGGCGGAGGGCAATCGATGAGCAACACCGAAATCCGCGACAATGCCCACTGGCACGCCCTCCGCGCCGCCCACGTCGGTTCCAGCGACATCGCCTGCCTGCTGGGCGTCAGCAAACGGAAAACCCGCTTCACCCTCTGGCACGAAAAACGGGGCACCCTGCCGCAACTCAACCTCGACGAAATCAGCCACGTCCGCAACGGCAAATACTTCGAGCCGGCGATCGCCAGCATCGGCGCTGAAAGCTTCGGCTGCCAGATCCGCAAGGTGCATCGGTATATCGAATGTGACGACTGCCCGGCGTTGGGCGTCAGCATGGATTACGAGGAAATCGCGACCGGCATGCCGCCCGTGGAAATCAAATGGTCGGTGTTCGGAAATGGCTGGGAATGGGATGGCCTGACCGTCACGGAAGCGCCGGATGAATACCTGATCCAGGTGCAGGCACAGCTTGCGTGCAATCCCCGGGCGCCCTATGCGCGGCTGTGGGGCTTCATTCACGGCGAGGTCCGGCAGATGATCGTCGAACCACGGCCGGCGATTATCGAGGCTGTCAAGGCCGCCGCGTCCGAGTTCATGCAATCCGTCCGGGATGGCGTCGAGCCGCCGGTGGATTTCGAGATGGATGGCGATGCGCTGTCGCGGTTGATGTACGGCCGCACGCTGGTATCCGTCGACTGGTCCGCCGATGCCGAGGCAGAAACGCTGATGCGCGCCTATCGGATGGCCATGGAAGATGAAAAGACGGCCGCGACGGCCAAGGAATGGGCGGCCAATCGGTTGAAGAAGAAGATGATGGACGCCTGCAAGGATGCCGAGGTTGCGGATAAGAAGGTCGTGGCTAAGGCGGCGTCCCTGAAGATGTCGGTTGCGATGGTGGCTGCCAATCCAGGCCACGTCATCCAGCCGGAAGAAGTCGGCACCGTGACCGGCGTGCGCGCGGGCTATCCGCGATTGACGATAACGGAGTTGAAGGAGAAAAACGATGCCCCGTGAAAAACCCGCCACCCCCGACTGGTCGCAGTTCCAACTGCGCATGCCGAACGACCTGCGCGACGCCCTGACGGCGATCGGTGCTGAAATGCCCATCCCGGCCACGCCGCAGAAGGTTGCGATCCGGTTGCTGCAGCACGTGCTGCCGGACGCCAAGAAGATTCTCAAGATCAACCGTTAACCCGAGGACGCCCACATGGCACGCCCAACCCAACAGAAAACCCAGCAGGTCGCGACCGTCCAGGACGGCGGCCCGTTGCAACTCCCGCAGGAGCAGCGGCATTTCCTGCAGACGATCAAGCTGGCGCTGACCCAGCAGATGCCGATTCTTGAACGCCTGCTGCCGAAGCAGGAGAACAAGGACCGGTTCATCGCCAACATCATGACGGCGATCGTCAACGGCAAGGACGGCAAGCTGTTCCAATGCACGCCGCAATCGATCCTGAACGCCGCGCGCGAGGCCGTCGAATTCGGCCTCAGCCTGAACCCGCAGCGCAAGCAGGCCGACCTGATCCCGCGGTGGAATAGCAAGGCGAGCTGCTTGGAAGCTCAGTTCCAGATCCGCTACGGCGGCTTGATGACGCTGGCCACCCGCTCCGGCGAGGTCCGCAGCATCAGCAGCACGGCCGTCCGGGAAGGCGAGCATTTCGTCTATGAGCGCGGCCTGAATCCGGTCCTGCAGCACACCCCGTCGATCAACAGCCGGAAGCCGGTCATCGCCGCCTACTGCATCTGGACGCTCAAGGACGGCACCAAAGAATTCGAGGTGATCGACCAGGAGGATATCGACCGGGCCATGCGCGCCAGCCAGTCCAAGAATAAGGAAGGCGAACCGTTCGGCCCCTGGAAGGACGACTACGAGGAGCAGGTCCGCAAAACCGCCGTCCGTCGCGCCAGCAAATACATGCCGAGCTCGGCCGAGGATTTCCAGAAGGCCGTCCAGATGGACACCCTGCGGGATATCGGCCACGAAGTCGTCATGGACGGCGGGGAGATCATCGACGTGACGGAAGCCGCCCCGGCTGCCCCCACGAACGCGCCGGCCGCCGCCAAGCAGCAGTTGGACAAGCTGGAGGGGAAGGTTGCCCCGAAGCCACAGCCCGCGCCCCAGCCAGCGCCACAGACGCCGCCACAGGCCGCCGCAGCGACGCCGCCAGTGACCATGACCCCGATGATCCGCCACGAGGACGGCAGCCCGGATTATGCCTCCTGGGCCACGATCTGCGTGCCGATCGTCCACGGCAAGTCGCCCGAGTTCAAGGCCGCATGGCGGGTAGCCCACGACGTCATGATCGAAGGCGGCGAAATGCAGGCGCCGGATGCCATGGAAGCCCTGATGCGGGCGCTGGCGTGATGGATAAGAACTCTCCGGATAACTGGGGAAGCGTGATGGATCCGCCGTACAATCGGCGGGTCCGTCGCCATGTGGCGTCCGCGGCATCGACCGTGGCAATCTGGGTGATCGTCATGGGCGCCGCTGGCGGGCTGTGCTGGACGGTCTACGCCGCGTTTTCCGGCTGAATGGCCGGGCTCAGATCAGATCTGATGCAGCAGATATCTCTCTTATTGCCGTGAGTGATCGTCACAAACCTGATCGTCACCTTCACCCCGCGCTTATGCCAGTATGCCTCTATAGCTCTGGACAGGCGGATAGATCCGGCATGGCTACAGGCGTCGCCGCGTACGTAGGAGGTCATTTCACGGCCAACCATGACCAGTGGCCATGATTCCCCCATAGTTGCACGATCTTCAGCCAGCCTTGGGCGTAGTATAGCCACGCCATATCGAGGTCGTCATACATTGGTACAAATTGAACGGTCATAGCATCTTGTCCTGAACTGGTTTTGCTACTGGTTCCGCGAACAGCCGCGGCTGCTTGTATGCCGTCTCAATGCGGCGGCAGGCGATATCGAAGTACTTCGGCTCTAGCTCTATGCCGATGAACTTGCGGCCAAGGTTGGCGCACGCTACGCCTGTGGTGCCGCTGCCCATGAAGGGGTCGAGGATGAGGTCGGCTGAAATCCATTCAAGGACAGAAATCATCGCATCCAATGTGCGCGGCGTTGGGTGTTCTGTCCTTTCTTGAAGCATTCCCGCCGTATTGCACAAAAACCAATTTCGCCCATTTCCCGTAAAGCACCCGCGCATTCGGATGAATCCAATATCGAAAGCATTTGGAATTGTGTCTTTGCTCCTAGACATTTGAGAGAAATTCTTGCATGCGACAAATGGCTGCCATCCTCTAAAAAGATGTGAGACAAAAGGAATTGCTTTGCTTGAAAGAAAAACAGCCGCCGCATTCGGAGCGATGTCGGCATAAACGTCATTCATCTGCATCAGCCAGTCGGCATATTCCGGCCAAGGTTTTTCGTCATTTTGAAAATAGGCCATATTCCAGGGGGGATCAGTCACCACCGCATCCACCTTGCCCAAGGTCGGCAATATCTCAAGGCAGTCGCCTAGGTACAGCGTGGCGTCACCGATGGTTTCGATCCTGCTCACAACGGCACCACGGACCAGGACAGGATATCCATGTTACTGGCCATGCCGATCAGGAAGGCGAGGGAGGATAGACCGGCGAGGATCAGGCAGAGGGTGAGTTTCATCCGCGTTCGCCTTCCTTGGCGTTCTCGTCTTTCACGGCGGGGGCAAGCAATGCGCTATGCGCGTACAAAATACGACGCGTCACTAGGTCATGAAGAGACTGGACGCCCGTTTCTTCTTGCGCGGCAAGCACATCGCACAACCCTTCAGCATAAGCGGCATCGAAACACCCGATAGCCTCATCCATCTGAGCGCGCATTGCGGAGATGCCTTTGATGATAGCCTCAGCCTCATGATAGGGCGTCGGCCCCAGGTACTCAGCGCACGGCACAGCGCCAACCGGGGACGCTTGTTCAACGGCCTCGCGAATCATCGCCAAAGCCGACCATCCATCGCGGATATTCTGGGTTGCGATTGAGCATGTATCGTCATCTGGCTGCGGAATATCGACGTGCTTGCCACACCAGTCACAAACCCACTGGTCGCCTTCAATGCACCATTTATGATCGCAGTTGGTAACTGATTTATCCATGAGTCGTTCTCGGAATGATGGGAGCTGGCTTGATTGCGCCTTCATAAAGCTCATCAGAAATCGCTTGAATTGCCTTTGCCGCCTTATGTTTTTTTCGTCTGCGAAGCGCCCCTGCAAGCTCAAAGCAATACGCTTCTACATCATCATCAGTCATCTTGTCCCAACGCAGAGGGCCGCGCCATGATTTGGCGGCTTCTAAATCGGCCATGTATTCTTTAATCAAGATGCCGTATTGCTCAATAGACGTTGCGGCTTCCATCAAGAGCATATCAGATTCAATTACAACCACTGACTCTGGCGGACAAAGGCATGCAGCGCGCAATCTTTCAGGCAGAGAAGGTCGCGGACCGATATACTGACCTGTCGCAGTTTTAGGGACTTCTTTTTGATCAGACCCCATTGTCCCCTCCACCTTTTATATATGCAGTGCCGCCGATGATGTGTTGATCTTCCATCTCAGCTATCATCCTGTTCAATTCCGTGATGCAGCCAGCCTTGCAAACACCGCTGAAATAGTGTGCCTCTTTTGGCCAGATCGGGCGCAACGATAGTTTGTCGATGCGACGGATAGCCTCTTTAAGAAGCTCGATGCGCTCCCCCGCCGTATCGCTGGCCGCGTTCTCTCGTTCGTCACTCGCGGATGTCACATTAACCTCCTATAATCCAAGCCACAGCCCATCCAATACACCCCACACTGATACAGCCGGATATGATCATGGCAATGACCAGCCAGTGGGTGTGGGTGCGGTAGCGTTCTGCCCAGGAATCTCTCATCCCTCTACCTCCGGCTTGCTGGGTGGTGTGCGAGTGTTCCATGCGGCAAAGGCTGACTCGTGGTCACGGCCGCGAAATTCCAAACCACCGCCAACAATACCCGGTAATTTTTCGCACCAGTGCCTAACCGTAACCGATATCAGCGCACCTTGACCACGCATGGTTGGCGATAGACGCTGTTCGCTCACGACCGTTTCCCCAGCGCCACAAAACGGACACGGCAATAGGTCACTCATGCGTCACCCTCCGGCTTGCGTGGTTTCATTTAAAAATATCCGGCCTTAACTTATCGCGCGTGACGCCCGTGAGCTTCTCCACGGCGATCAGGTGACGGATAGGCACCTTGTCCCAGATAGAGACAGCTTGCCCCGTGATGCCGAGTTCTCTGCCCAGCGCGGCAGGCCCCCCAGCGATGGCGATTGCCTGTTTGAGTGCTTTGTTCATGATTGGAATATAGCACGGGAAAAATAGCGCGCAAGAAAAATCTTTCACTGCCTTACGATTTCTCTTGCAACTCACCGACGCGGCGCATATGTTGGGTGGTGTAGGTAGTCAGCAACATCGCTGAACAATCGCTACAAAGGAGGATGCCATGACGCAGGGTGAATAAACCACCCAAGGGCGCCGCAGGATAACCAGCCGCAGCCCGTCATGACATCACACACCAACACAGGGAGACAGGATCATGAGCGATACAGGGTTTGAAATGCCGACGTCCGATCCGGTCTACCGCCGCGCACGCCGCATCGAGCGCAGCCGCATCGCTGGCGACTTTAACAACGTGCAGGACGCTATTGCGGGCCTGTCCAAACTCATGGCCGGCCTGGACGACGCCATGAAAGAGACGCGCGACGGCTCCGTTGAGGCGGATCTTGCGACGGCATGGGAAGCCATGAACGATACGCTGGGCAAGCTGATCAAGTTGCGTGGACGTCTGGAGGGAATGTGATGGCGTGTCAGATGCCGTCAATATCACTGGTCGCATGGGAATGGCGTCACCCGCGCTTTATATTCGTGCGCATTCCAAACGAGCGCGGCCGATATCTCCGTACTGACAGAAGCGTTGCGGTTGTCCCATGTGATCATTGCAAGGCTACGATTGGCGAGCCGTGTAAGCACAACGGCAACTATGTCGGCGGAACCCACTATGTCAGGCGCAAGGCCGCGAAGATAGGTGATAATAGACGCGCGGAAGCAACTGATATTGAGGACGATAACGATGGTGCAAATCAAACCATTAAGGAGACAGCATGACCTCCCCCTACATCACAGAGGCCATGCGGCGGTGCAGCACTAGCGCGCAGATCCGATGGGTAGACGAATGGACAGACGATATTGGGACATTATCTGCCGGATGGTTTGTGACCTGGGTCACGGATGATGCCCGCAAAACACCAATGGCATATGACCGTACTGCTGATCGCAACACTGCGGTGCGCCTATATCTCGCAGCCATCAACGAACTTAGCAAGGAGGGGTGAGGTGAGTGATTTAACCGATTTCAAGACCGCATTGAGTGGCGCCAAGAGCCGCATTAATTATGCAGAAGCGCAGCTTAACGAAGACGCTGAGGCACTTGCCGAGCTTCTGGTTGGTCGTCTCCGGTTCGCATCCAAGATGTATCGCGGCAACCGTGCTGTCGCGGCTCTGAAGAAAGAGCTACGCGACTTCAACATCCACACGGGGCGCTGGAATGACTAGCCTCACCACCTCGACGCAGTTCGGCTTTATCATCGGCCTGATATTGGCTATCATGGAGTTTGTGAGATGATGCACCCGGTTGAGTTAACGGCACAGGTTCGGCTTTCCAGCGGCGAAGTATGTCGAGTCATGGGTCGTGCATTTGTCGGCACGCGGTATCATTACGACTTCCGCATGGAAGATGGCGGTTACCGCAATAACGAGCCGGCCGATGCCGTGGTTTCCGTGATCGGCGACCCATACCCAGACATCATCAGGGGCTAAGGAGAACACCCATGGATAAGACTGAACTGGTGAAGCGGTTGGAGAAAGCTGCTATGGCATGTGCGGAACGGACTGGCGTATGGGGAGATGCTGCCGCCATCACCGACGCCATCTCCTACATCAACGGCGCAAGGGATGATGTGCTGGAAAGCGGCCTGACGCCAGTATATGCAGCGATGATCGCCTCTGGCTGTCGTGCACATCAATGCCAAGAGGTTGGCGACGCTATCAATGCCCTCAAATCCACCCCCGCGCCCAAGATGTACAAGCGCTACCACACAGCCTCCGGGTATACCTACGCTTCCACAGACACGCGCGGCACCGTGGCGGATCGGCGGAAGAACTTTGCCGGTAATCACCACGAAGCTCCTGGGGGAGTTGGCAGGCGTGGCAGCGATGGAATCCGCACATATGGTCGACGCTCCAATGACCGCGCACGTTGGACAGGTGAAGCCGCGCCAGTGGTTGAGGCCATCGAGGATTTTGCGAGCAAAGTTGGCGGCACGGTCTGCCCGCACCGGCATGTAGTGACAGCAACCCGCACGTTCATTTGCGACGAATGCGATAAGGCCACACAGCCAGCACAGGAAGCGCCGCAGCCGAAGAAGCCGGGGCTGGTGGAGTGGGTCAGCAAGAACATTCAGCACGGAGCGCCACTAGATATTCGCGATCTAAAGAAGTTTGCATGTGAACTCGACGCTCGCCAGGGAGAGAAGTGATGCCGTTTCAGCACGAATGGAAGGCGGGTGAGTGATGGACGAACTTGAAGCTGCCTTTCGCGCCCATACTGAAGGCCAGACGAATTTCACGCGCCGGATGGCCATAAACATCGGGGATTTCCTGGGGCTCACGCCGATGGCCGTTGTTTGGAAGCTGGAAAATCGCGGGCTTATCAAGAGCGGGTCATGGGATTGGTTCAAGGACAACGGCGGGATCACAAAGAACCACATTGCGGAGTGCCGCGCATCTCGATCTGCGGGAGAGGTCCAGCCATGACAATCAACACAGCAGAGATCGAAGCACGGTTGGCAACACAGGAGACGGCAATGTCTAATATCGTTAACCTAGACGATCACCGCCAGATCTGGACGACCGGACAGGTGAAATGCGCCTGCGGTCACGAATGGACGGCGGTTTATGCTGCTGGCGGCGCGGCGCTCGAATGCCCCAAATGTGGGGAAATGACAGGAAAGCCAGAAATAAAACACTATCTGGAGTTTCCGTGCGGCGCACGATTCCCGATGAAAGCGCCAGGCACGATTGCGCGATCAATTGCGGATGGATCAAAAAAGCGAACCATCAATGGAGAAACAACGGTGGATGTGACCGTATGGCGCGGCAGCGAGGTGCAAAGGCCCGTTTTGCCGGATGGCAAACATCCAAATTGCCTGTCCGCATGTCCCAAGATGGGGCGGCATCGGGCTGTCGTGAAGCTCTGGCCGGAGGTCGAGGACCCGACGCGCCGATTTCGAGATCAGCTCCGTCTCATGGTGACGTGCTGCCCGCGTGAGGTAAGACATGACTAAAGAATCCATCATTATTCTGGTCGCAGATATTCATTACCTGTATCACAGGGCCGGTAAGGTCCTAGAAGGAGACGACGCCGACAACGCGACTTCTATCTTATGGAAAACCCAGGCCGCACTTAGCGCCCTCGCAGCGGAGCGAGACGCAGCGAATGAGAAGCTCGCGGCGGCGCGGGAACTGGTGCGCAAACTTGGTGATCCACTGCTTGAAGTCTGCGACCACTTAGAGGACGAAGACGACCGCGTTTATCTCGGGAGCACAAACCACGCCGACACGTTAAAGGACGCGCAACAATCGTATTGGGCTTGGTGGCTTCAGGAAGAAATTGACGCTGGCCGCTTAGATACACAGCACACCACAGGAGACGGCAATGGACGATAAGCGGGTTTCGCCATGAGCAACCTCATCATCAATATTCGCATCGGCCTCTATCACATCCAAGTCGTGCAACCATCTGACTGGTGGCCGCGTGGCCCGCATTGGCCCGTCAGCGTTTCCAAGAACGAATACCATCGCGGCTATCCGTATGGATTTTTCGAGGTGCATGAATGGAGGATATTCCGGTGAACTCGCAAACCCTAGAGCCGACTGCGCCCTGCGCCTTATGTGGAGAAGCACTGACTAGTTATCATGCGTTCGGTGAGCAAGTGTGGCATCACAAAGAAGGCTTCTATGCGCCCCACAAAGACACCGATTGTTTTCTCGCACAGACGGCGATTAAGCGCGGCCTCAAAGCGATGAAGTGGAATACAGTCATGTCCGCCCTCACCGCAGCCCAGGCTCGCATAGTCGAGCTATCGGCTGAAGTCGAGAGGCTGAAGGTGGCGATTAACGGTAAGACCGATACGATTGCAGTTTTGCTGTACAAACTTGCCGACATCTGCGGAGAATTTCGCCTTCCCGCTGCTGACGTTGAGGATTTCAGGCGACCAACATCAATATCGCAATGGCGTGATCCGGTGACTATGGACACTGTGTTCAAGATCGAGCCCGCGCAGCACTAGGAGAATAGACGATATGAGCGATAGATGTGGATCATGAAAACCCGCGATTTTGTCGGCAACATTCTATCCGTCGCGGTGGCCATTGCGATTGTGATGGCACTGCCGGTCAGCCTTCTCGCGGTACGATCTTTGCTAGTGTGGGCCGGCAAATGACACCGCTCTCCGCCTCACCCTACCGTTGATTTAATCGCTGGGGGAGGGTAGAGTGGGGGTGGATCGGCGGCGACTGGGCCAGTCAAGCTAATGGTTGCCAAATGCTGTAGCTCACCGGTAGAGCGCCCTGTGACAGGGGAGGCAGGCGGTTCAATTCCGCTCAGCACCGATCCAACCGCCTATGCTTTATGGCTCCAGCCATTGAGGATCGGCGGTCCTGACAGACCACCCGGCCCGCTGGTCAGAGCGGAAAGGGGAGTTGGATAAGTGGTGTCGGAAATCCGCGTAAGACCCCGCCTGAGTGCCCGACTTCGGTGCCGATCCTACCACCCCACCCACACCCCCAGCCCAAACGCCGCCAGGAGGGCTACAGCGCCCGCTGCGTAGAAGGCGCCGTAGAGTTCCCACCACTTAAACATCATCGCTGTGCAGCCGTGCGCGCAGTCGATCCTCAATGGCATGGACCGCCGCCCATTGTTCCGGCGTCGGATCTGACTTGTTGTCCGCCACGTCCTTCATGGTGCCGATGAGTTCGGCCACATCCTGACCGGCTTCGATGAGCTTCGGCAGCAGGGCAAGCCCGAGGGAGATGAGTTCAAATGCGCCCATGGTCAGTTACTCCCGATCTGGTAGGTTGCGAGGATGGACCGCATGGCATCCACAGCGTTCTCGGCGGCAGCGATGGCGAATTCGGCGTTAACTTCTGGGTGCGATCGCACCGTCAACTCGGCGGCGTCCAGCGCATCCTTGGCGGTCAGGTCGGCCTTGCGGATCACATCCACCACATCCGGGTCGGAGCATAGCTTCTCGACCGTCTCAGGGCAGCGCGGAAGCCCCTCATAGCCCTCTGCCACGGTCAGCACGGCCACATAACCGGAGCGCAACTGAAAGACAGCCTTGGCCGGGCTATCCACCGCGGACGCGCAGCCGGCAACAAGGCCGAGAATGACGAAAGCAATTAACCGATTCATGACGCATCTCCTGATTTTGTGTCTGGGGCGACGATCTGTTTGGTGACGTTGGGAACGAAGAACACCAGCAGCCCGAACGCCACGGTCAGCGCGGCACCCCAGAACTCGGGGCCGAGGTTCCACCCCATGCGGGTGTCAAGCGTGAGCAGCAGCGCCGTCAGGGCAGGCCCGAGAGCGCCTAATCCGGCTTTGTTTGCAGAAAACAATTCAGCCTCCTATGTATCGTTTCCAATTGACCATATACTCATCGACGGTACCCGCGCCAGCGGCGGTATTGTACCACTTCTTCCAATATTCCGCTTGTCCTTTTAATGTCTTAGGCAGCGCTTCCGGGCGGCGGAAATAGTGAACCCGGCACATCGCGGCGGCATAGTTAAGATTGCCAATCATTTCTTCTGGGCGCGGGCCTTTTCTGCCAGCAAACGCCGCGACCTTATCAGCCAGTTGCGGGCGGTGGTGGAGAAAATTTTCCCATAAATCCTTGTGCGTTGCTGGCTCCATCTGGAAGATACCCATGGCCGGACCGTTACCAAGTTGTCGGAGATACCGACCGCACTGCGATTCCTGCGCGCATGTGCCCATTAGAAGATCTACAGCGGCTTCTGAGTGCAGCCCTAGGCTTTCCAGCGTCGGAATGACAACAAGGCCCCGTAGCTGCTTAGGATCGATCATGGATGCGCCCCAAAATACCCATCTTCCAGTCGGTTAATGCGGCCGTCCTGCGACGTCAATTCCCGCTGCTGCGCCTCTATAGCCGTCAACGCCCGTTCCAGAAGTTTACCATTTGAGATGATTTCCGTCAGTCCCCATGCACACATTCCTACGGCTACCGGCACGCCGATAATCAGCACGCGGCTTGCCAGAACATTGGCGTTCATGGCATCATGACCGCGCAACAATTAATGGAGGTTAACGTGGAAATCATCATCGGCATTCTCGTCATCTGGGCAGCCGTTGCTGTCTACGGTGCTATCTACTGCATGTTCGCCAATTTTGCCCAGTCAATCCGCGACCTGCGCAATCGATCACGGCACGGCTGGTGATTTCTCTTCCTTCTGGCCCCACTGCGTCGCCAGCAGCGCGTTCATAAGCCGCAGCCGGGCGCCGGCATTCGGGGCATTCGCGATATCGCGCAGCATCTGAACGCCGCGTGGGTGTGTCAGGGCCTTGGCCAATTGCTCGCTGTTCCTGCGCAGCGCATACCGCTCGATCTGTTCCTTGAACAATCCGCCCACCGCCCGGACGCCGCGGAACGGTGCCGTCGCCATGCTGGTGCCCTGCGAGAGCTCGTCACGGATGATCTGGTTGAACGTCGTTGCGGAACCACCGGGCAGACGCTGGCCCTGCGCCTCAAACGCATCAATGACCTGTTCCAGCCCGCGCCAGACCTCCGGGCCATCCGGCAATGCCTCGACGCCAGCCCGCAGTGAATCATACTGCGTCTGGTTCCTGCGCAGGATATTGGCCGCCTGCGCGCCGCGGACCTGTTCGTTGCCGCCCTTGATGCTCTTGATCGACGTCTCAAATACGTTCTGCAACTTCGTCCGGAACAGGTCGCGCACGGCCCCGGTCGCCCCGTTCTGGCGCAGCACCTGCACGGCTTCGGCCGTTTGGATCGGGCTGGAAATCGTCGGGTCATCCGGCAGCAGGACGTTCTGCTGGGCCGTCGCGGTTTCCTTTTTAGCCAACTGTCCGATCGGTGCGCGCTTCGTCGGCTCCAGAATGCGCTCGCGGCCGACTTGGCCGATCTGCAGGGCGGTGCCGTATTCCGGATAGGCTTGGGTGACCGTGCGGGCGATCTTCTGGGCGCCGTCGTCATAGAACCGGGCGCTGGCCATGTCCGGCGTCGCCAGCGGGTTCTTGGCCGCGTCCTTCGCCATGTAATCAAGCCGCTTTTTCGCAGCGTCCAGCACGCGTGGATCCGTGTCTGGCAAGTCTGCCAGTTTTGCATTCGCCGGCAGCGCGCGGGCCCGTTGGATGCCATGCTGCACGGCCGGATCGTCCAGAAGCCCCGTGATGGCGCCCGCGTTCGATGGGGCAACCGCGCCGATCGTATTGCCGGCCACAGCCTGCTGCTCGACCGCCTTATAATACGGATCGGCCTGCGCATTGATCGCCTGGCGCGTCTGGTTGACGTGCTGCTTGGCCGCCGCCTGGATGGCCGGTGCAATCTCCGTCGGTGCCTGTGTGACCGGCGCCAGTCGGTTGGCGGCCTGCGTAAACGCTGCCTGATTTCCAGCCGGCCGCTGGTTCATGAATTGCTGCATGACCGGCGCTGAATCCGGCGCATTCTCAGCAAATCGCTGGATGGCCATCATCTGATTATTACCGCCCATGACCTGCGCCAGCGCCTCAGCCGACGTGATCGGCGCCCCGGACTGCTGGGCGCGCGCCATAAGCCGTGTGGCCGCCGCGACATCATCTGGCGTCGCGTTCCGCAGCGCGCTCGCCACGACGCGCTCACCGCTGGTCAGCTTGCTAGCGATCGCTGCGGCCGGCACGCCAGCCGCCAGACCGCCGATGATGCGCGCGGCCGTTTCGTATTCCGTACCCTTCGCTAGATCGCCGCCGGCCTCGCTGCCGATGCCGCCCGCGCTGCCCGCAATCACACCAGGGATCAGTCGCGCGCCGCCGGCAACCGCGCCAGCAGCACCACGGACGGCCATGGAACCATACCGTTCGCCAGCCGTCTGGGCTTCGACATCCGGCATGATGTCGATATCTTTGTTGTAGAATTCCTGCAATCGGCTGCGCAGGTCAGGACTGCCAAGATAGGCGGCCGGCCATGCCAGCTTTTCCGCTTCCTCCCGGCTGATATCGCCGTTGCGCCAGTCATTGATGGCGTCGATCGCCTGCTCTTCATAGCTTTTTTCGCCGACCTTCTGACCAACCCAGTCGACGCCCTTGATGCCGAGCCGCAGCAGCGTATCCGGCAGCGCAGACACGTCCAGAATGCCTTCCTCGACTGCCTTGATCGCCAACCTGCCCTTGCGCTTCAGATCGGCAGCCATCGTCATCGACGGCGCGTCCTCGAAATCCGCCCACGGATCTTTCTTGGGCTCCAGATTGGGATCCATCTCGCCCTTCGGCCGAGGCATGGCATCACCGTCCGGCGCCGGCTTGCTCGGCATCGGTGCATCAGGAAATTGATCCCAACCGTCAGCCATTGGGGACCATCTTTCTCTTGCCTTCCGGCGTCAGGAACCACGTGCCTGGCGGCAACTTGCGGGCATCTTCCGGCGTCTGCATGACCGGCAGGTTATCCGGCGTTTCGACCGGTGCTGCTGGTGCGGATGCTGCGGGCGCTTCTGGTTCCGGTTGCGACGTGGTTTCGCCCACGACGCCCTCGATAACCGACTGTACATCGGCGGGTTTCAGATCGTCGATCGTGATATGCTGCTGACGGGCGGCACGGTCCAACTGTGTCATCAGCACCTGCGCGCGCCGGAGTTTTTCGACCCGACGGTCCGGGCTGTCTCCGGCTTGCGGCACGAATATTTTCGCGTAATTCTTGGCCTGACGCTCGGTATACGCGGCGCCCGTGATCGCGGCCGTGATGCCTTCCTGGATGGCACCCTGCGCAGCGGCCAGCCGTGCCTCGTCCTCGTTGAACCCATAGGACGCTGCCAGCGCGCCCAGATCCTCGCCGAGCAGCTTCTCGCCGATGCCGACCGCCGTCATTTTCCCTGGATTGACGTTATCCCAGTTGACGTCTTTCGCACTGTCGAGGCCGATGCCGATGATAGCCGCCCGACTTCCCGCTGTGTTTTCAGATTCGGTATGCTTACCAACCGACTGCCACCCCATGATCGGGTTGCCATCGCTGTCCGTACCGATCTGCGTCAACACCGAACCTGTGCTGCTGCCGCTCGGGTCCTTCTTGCCGTAATAGTCCGCCTGCGCGTTTTTCAAGCGCACTTCCGCCTGCGCCAGCGCCTCATTGGTGATCTTGCCATCATTATACTGCTGCTGCTTCGTCTGATAATCCTTCTCCGCCAGGACGACATTCCGTTCGGCCAGACCCAGCCGCTTTTCCGCATCCTGTTCACTGACTCCCGTCGCGCGCTTCTGCTCGCTGAATTTATCCATATCGCTGCGGATATCCGCGCTGCGCACCCGGTTCAGCAGGGCTTCCTGCTTGGATTTCTCATAGGCATCCATGCCCGCCAGACCGCCTTCGCCGAGCGCCCCGAAGAAATACGGGTTCCGGCTGGCCGCCATGGCGAACCCGGCCCGTGCGATCGAATTGTTCCGCATCTCATCCGGCGACTGGATACTGCCCTGGATTTCCGCGAGGATGGCCTGCATGGCGTCCGGGTCGTCACTGGCTTCCTCCAGCGATTTCGCCAGCGCCACGGTTTGCGGCGGCAGATCGATATCTTCCTCGGCACTATCGGGGCCCACCCCCGGCGCATAGCCGACGTCGATTTCCGGCAGATCCGACATGGCGGCCGGGCGAACGGGTCCATTGCCCGCACTGTATGGACTTTCATTTGTCCGCGTAACCGCCCCACGGACTGGCTGCCGCCCCACCTGTGTGCGGGCGCCGCTATCCGGCACGTCGTCGTCCGGCACGGGGCCTTCGCTCTGGGTATCTGTGATCAACGCCGATCCAGCATTCGGCATGCTGCGACCATACTCCTCAAACGACGGGCCGTCGTCATCCGGCACAGGGCCGGCACTCTGCATGGCCGTGATAAACGGCCCGCTGCCATCCTGGCGCTCCCATGGCGGCACCCAGCCTTCGGATGCAACGTCCTTCAGTGTCACCGCCGGCATGACCGGCTGCTGGACCTGCTGCGCACCGCCCGGCGGCGGCACCATATCGTTCTGCGTCAGGCCGCCTTCGCGACGGCTCATTTCATCCTGCACGGCCGTCAGTATCTGCGGGCTGCGAGCCTGCTGCGCCAGAGTCGCCAGCTCGGCGTCGGAGGCACCCCGCAGGTAACTCGGCAGCCGCATCGGATCCATGTTCAGCATCTGCCTCTCCTATGCCGCAATGACACGGCCGGTGTCGTTATCGATCGTTACCGGCTTTCTGCGCACCGCGCCGCCATGACGATATTTACGCGACGGCATCATACTGCCAATCCCGGTCGATCGCGTCATAACCGGACCGCCCTGCGCGCGCCGCTGCACCTTGCCGCCGTCCTTGAACCAACCCATCAATCCACCCAGCCCGGCGCCGGCGCCCGCCAACTGCGCGAGCCCGCTCGGCGCCAACTGCGACGACGATGCCGGCTGCGTGCTGGTGCTCGTGCTGCTGGTCGGCTGCGGCTCCAAACAACAAGTGGTGTACAAACCCCCACAAATGCCCCCACTCCCACCGGACATCAACCAAAAGAAAGAAGTGAACCTAACAGACCGGTTTATGAAACTTCTGACTCCGAACGAGCAACCCTCCAAGCAATCGCCGAAATAGTGGCTCAAGGGGACAAAAACACCGCGCAGCT